ATGATGCGGATTAGACAGCCCGAGGCGTTCGCCCTCGCTCAGGAACACTTCAGGCCGTTGCTGTTCACGGCCGCTATGGATTCCCCTCACACCATCCATTGCATGTTGATGGATGTGCAAACCGGGGAGTCGCTCGTACTCACAGGCTTGCCTTGCGGAGTCTCGGTAACCCAGTCGCAGCTGACGGAGCTGATAAATGTGATCGAGCTCGATATCGCAGCGCTTAGGCCAGCGCTCCTGCAGCGCCGACAGGTGAAATGCACCGGCTAGATTCAGGACACAAAAAAGCCGCCTCGAGGGCGGCTTGGGTGCAGCGGGGTGGCGTCAGTTCTTCGCAGGCAATTCAAACGCCCGGAACCGCACCACCTCATCCCCAACCCACTCATTCACCTGAGCCAGCCTTGCCTGGATTGGCTCCAGTTCGTTGACCGCCCACACCTCGGCGGCCTCGCGAAGCGAGCCGAAGCCCCCAGCGTTCTGCGGCACGATGCCCATCAGCTGAGGCGGGATCCGCAGCGCGGCGAGTAGGTCGTCGCGGCTGATGTTCTTGATCGAACCGAACTCATCCTTCGCCGCCACCTCGCTAACCGGCAGCAGCTGGATGCCATCCTTCTTGCCACCAGGCGCGTACATGAACAGGTTGCGGAAGTTGCCTGGTCCCTTGGCCGATTTCAGCGCGGTGCGCAGGGCGTCGACGTCTTCTTCCTTCTGCGCCGCGTCGGTCATGTACATGATGAATCCGGCGTGCGACCCGTTCTGGTAGTAGCGCCGCCTGAAGAGTGTGGCCGACTCATTGAGCAGCGCGCTCTGCAGCGCCGACAACCACTCCGGCAGGCCATACACCTCCTGGTTGATATCCGCCTCGCGCAGATGGCAGATCGTCCCCTTGGCGAACTCATGCTCATCGCGCCAACCGCGCACCTGGTAGTAGGTCTCCAGATCAGCCCCGCGGCGCATGTATTTCGCCAGCGTCGGCTGCAGGCTCAGCGCCTGGCCAAGCATGTTCTGCCGTCGCTCCAGGTACGCATTGCCACACCACAACCAGTCCAGGGCGAACTGGCCGAACGCCTGCCGGCTCAGTAGCCTGTGCGGAATGAATGTCCGCTCGAGCATGTTGCGCTTGAAGTTCAGCCCGCTCTGCAGGAACACGCTGGCTCTGGTCGACTTGGCCAAGCCATCCAGCGACAGCGGCGGCTCGTACCAGCGGCCATTCAGCCAGCACTCCAGATAATCGAGCAGCTCGCGACCATCGAGTACCGGCATTGGATCGCCGAAGGTAAAGGCCTCGATGCCCGGGGCAGGTGCGGCGGCAATGTCGGTAGTCATCAGTAAATCTCCATGAAGCTGGTGTTCTGAGCGGTCATGCCCTCAAGGGGCTCGTTGTGCAGGGCATGGAACAGCGCCCAGGCCAGATCGGCGTGGCCGGTGTCATCGGTCCGCCCGGCCGTGTAGGTCATCTGCCGGCCGCTGGCCGTCGTGGTCTTGCGGATGGCCATCAGTGAGGAAGCGAGGTCCGTCCAGCCGGCGTCGAATTCCAGCCGGCCTTTGTGGATTACGTCGTAGGCCTTCAGTACCAGGCGGGTTTTCACCTCCGGCGAGTAGCTGAAGGTGGTCAGGTTCGGGAAGAACTGCTTCACCAGCTGCGCCACGCCCGACCCCATGCCGGTCATGTCGATGCCGATGTACGTCACCCAATAGCGCAGCGTCACCCGGCGGATCGCCTCGGCCTGGGCGGCGAAGTCCATCCCGCGGAACTGATGACGCTCGAGCACGCGGAACTTGCCGCCAGGTACCAAGGGTGGCGCCACGACGATTAGGCCAGCGCTATCACCGGTCTCGGCCGGGTCATAGCCCACCCACACCTGGCGATCACCGAAAGGCCGATCGGCGAACGGCTTGTAGTCCTCGTTCCACTCGATCCAGCTATCCACCATGCAGGGCTGCAGGATGTTGAGCGGGAAGATCGACGCGCCGTCGTCGACGAACTGACACATCAGCAGGTTGGCGTAGGCCTCCGCGCTGTACTCCTGGCGCAGCTCCTCGATGTCGAACAAATCGCAGCCACGCTGCTCGGCGTCCAGAATGGTCACAATCTGGCGCCAGATCCGATCTTCGCAGAGCCGGCCCTGCTGCAGCGCATCGTGCGACACATCCAGCTGGATCCGATGCGCCGCCGGCTTGCCCTTATTGAACCGCTCACCCGTCCAGAACGAATAGGCTTCGTGCGCCATCGAGCTCGGCGTTGAAAAGTACGTGCGGCGGTATTGCTTCTGCATCGCCATACCGCTGGCGACCTTGTTCAGCTCATTGAACTTGAACGTCCAGAAGAATTCATCGAAGTAGAAGTTGCCGTGGTACCCCTGCGCCGTGCGCGCGTTGGTACCGAGGAAGTGCAGCTCCGCGCCGTTGGCCAGAATGATCGGGTCGCCGGTCAGCTCGACCTGGCATACCTCGCGAGCGAACGCCTGGATGTACGCCTTGAAAATGTGCGCCTGGTTCTTCGAAGCGGACAGGAAGATCTGATTACGACCCGTTACCAGCGCATCGAGCAGCGCCTCGCGGGCGAAGTAGAACGTCGCCCCGATCTGCCGACTCTTGAGAATCGCCCTAGTCCGCTGGTTGCCCGCCCGGTACCAGTCCAGCTGGTAGCCGAAACAGCCATCGCGAAAAGCCTCCTCGAGCTGCTCGATGTGCTCCTCGGCGAACTCGTTGCGCTTGGGCTTCGCCTTCGGCCCCTCGTTGCGCTTGGCAAGATTCGGGTTGAGGTCCGTTTCGGTACCGCCACCCTTGAACCGTTCGATTCGCGCCTGCCGCTCGAGCTGACGGTGCAGCAGGTCGATTTCCTTGTAGTCGCCGCCGCTCTTACCGTCCTTCAGGATCAGCTGAACCAGCCGCGCCTCCAGCGCTCCGCCGATCCGCTCGACGTTGTCGGCCCGGTCCCATTCGTCCCGCGCCTTCCAGCTGTGGACGGTTTTTTCCTTCTCGTCCAGGTAGTCGGCGATATCGGTGATACGCCAGCCCGTCCAGTACAAAAACTTGGCCTGGCGGCGGTTATCACGTTGGGCGGGGAGTTCGGTCGGTGCGTTCATGGCGCAGATGGTGTCGCGCACGCGTGAGGCCCGTTAGTGCCGCGCCCTGTACCTAGAGCCCATCCACAGCGGGCCGATTGCCCGCGCTGCGCTGGCTGCCGACCATGCCCTCAACGCTAACGCCGCCCGCCGCGGCCAGCCTGAGGACATGACCCCCCATGAAGAAATTCCGCTCCCGTTGGTTCCGCATTGGCGTCGAAGGCGCGACCACCGACGGCCGCAAAATCGAACGCACCTGGCTCGAAGAGATGGCGGCCAGCTACAACCGCGACACCTACGGCGCCCGCATCAACGTTGAGCACATCAAAGGCCTGTCGCCTGATTCGCAATTCGGTGCCTATGGCGATGTGCTCGCGCTGAAAGTCGAAGAAGTCGACGTCGGCGGTGAGAAGAAGCTCGCCCTGTTCGCCCAGATCCAGCCCAACGACGCACTGCAGGCCCTGAACAAGAAAGGCCAGAAGATCTACACCTCGATGGAGATCCAGCCCAAGTTTTCCGACACCGGCAAGGCCTACCTGGTCGGCTTGGCCGTCACCGACAGCCCGGCGAGCCTGGGCACCGAAGCCCTGGAATTCAGCGCGCAGCACGGCACGCTGACTAGCCGCAAGCAGGACAAAGACAACCTGTTCTCCGCCGCGGAAGAGGCTGAGCTCAGCTTCGAAGAAATCGACGACAGCCCATCGAAAGTGGCCGGCCTGTTTAAGAAGGTCAGCGAGCTGCTAGGCAAGGGCAAGCAGAACGAAGAGCAGTTCGGCGAGTTGGCTGAGACCCTTGAGGCGATCGCCACTTACTCCGCTGACCAGGCCGAAGCACTGCGCGCCGAGCAAGGCGCGCGCCACGCCATCGAGACCAAGCTCTCCGCGCTGGAATTTGACCTGCAAGCCCTCAAGCAGAAGCTCGGCACGACCCAGGACCACAACCAACAGCAGCGTCCGCCGGTATCGGGCGGCAATGGCCAGACCCTGGCTGCGTTCTGACCCCGACCCGCCCACTGGAGAACACCATGCGCAACGAAACCCGCCTCAAATTCAACGGCTACCTGGATCAGGTCGCCAAGCTCAACGGCATTACCTCGGCCATCGTCAAATTCAACGTCCTGCCGTCGGTGCAGCAGAGCCTGGAAACCGCCATCCAGGAATCAAGCGCCTTTCTCGGCCGCATCAACGTAATCGGCGTCACCGAGCAGGAAGGCGAGGCCATCCTGCTGGGGGTGAACGGCCCGATCGCCAGTCGCACGAACACCGGCGCGGGCAACCGCCGCAACCCGGCCCAGCGCCATACCCTGGCCAAGGACAGCTACGTCTGTAAGCAGACCAACTTCGACAGCGCGTTCCCCTACGCACTGATTGACGCCTGGGCCAAGTTCCCGGACTTCCAGACTCGCCTCACCGCCGCCATCGCGCAACGTCAGGCACTGGACCGCATCATGATCGGCTTCAACGGCACCTCGGCCGCTCCGGCGACTGATATCGCCACCAGCCCGATGCTGGAAGATGTCAACATCGGCTGGCTACAAAAGATCCGAGTCGGCGCGCCTGATCGCGTGCTGGACAGTGGCGCCACAGCGGGCAAGGTGCGCATCGGCCCGAACGTTAAGACCGCAGACAACCCCACCGGCACCGACGACTACAAGACCCTCGACGGCGTAGTCTTCGACGCAGTGCAGATGCTCGAGCCATGGCACCGGAGCCGCCCGGACCTGGTCGCCATGATTTCCCGCGACCTGATGCACGACAAGCTGCTCGCAGCCGTCGAGAAGGGCGCCGCTTCCAACCAGGAAGAAAATGCCGCGCAGGAAATCATGACCCGCGCCCGCGTTGGCGGCCTGCCACCGGTGGACGCGCCGTTCTTCCCCGCCGGCACCGTGCTGGTCACCACTCTCAGCAACATGTCCCTGTACTTCCAGGAAGGCGCCCGCCGCCGTCATGTGAAGGACGAGCCGGAATACGACCGCATCGCTGACTACCAGTCGAGCAACGATGCCTACGTGATCGAAGACTTCGGTCTGGTCGCCCTGGTCGAAAACATCGAGGCGGTGTAAGCCATGCTCAGCCCAGCCCAACGCAACCAGCTGCGCAAACGCGCAGCCCTGCAGGCTGCTGAGGTAGCGCCGGCCATGTCTATGGCCGGGGTCACCACCTACGAACAGCAGCTGCTGCAACTCAACCAGGACCGACTGCGCCTCAAGCAGGTTCAGTCGGAGCAGGGTAAGGCTGAGCTCAAGCGCTCGCTGATCCCGGCGTACCAGCCCTACATCGAAGGCGTGCTGTCCGCCGGCAACGGCGCCCAGGACGACGTGCTCACCACCCTGATGGTCTGGAACATCGACGCGGGTGACTACGCCGCGGCGCTGAACATTGGCCGCTACGTGCTCGAGCACAACCTCAAGATGCCGGACCGTTTCGAGCGCACCACCGGCTGCCTGCTGGCTGAGGAAGTGGCCAACGCTGCACTCAAGCAGCAGAAGGCTGGCGAGCCGTTTGACCGTTTCGTCCTGACGCTGGCTGCGGACATCACCGCAGCCCACGACATGCCGGACCAAGCCCGCGCCAAGTTGCACCTCGCCCTGGGCAAGGCCTACCTGGCCGAGCTGGACGAAGCCGCAATTGACGGTGAGCAGCTCGAACAAGCCCGCGCCAATCTGGCCCGCGCAATCGACCTGCACAGCAACTGCGGCGGCAAAAAAGACATGGAGCGCGTTGTGCGCCTCCAGAAGAAACACGCGGAAAGCAAGCCAACCGAACCCGGTACCGGCACGCCAACTGAGCCCGAGCAGCCAACGCCCAATCCGGACGAAGGCAAACCGAGCGAAGAGGGCGCACCGAGCACCGAACCCGGTACCGGCACGCCACCCGCTAACTGAGCGTCCCCCACGCACTCGGCGGCTCGGGGCTGATCGACAGGTTTTCTCCTTGCCTTGTCGTGACGCCCCGACCACCGCCGAACTAGGGAAGTATTCATGAGCGCATTCATCGCATCAGGGGGCAGCCAAGCGCCGCACCCCATCACCAACGATGGCTGGTTTCCCGACCTGGACGGCCAGCACATGCGCGAATCACTGCGCCTCGACGGCAGCATCACCGATGCACGCCTTGAAACCGCAGCCGTAAACGCCGTAATCGAAGTCAACCGCGAGCTGCACAGCTGGAAGTATCGGCAAATGGCCTCAAGCTACGCCGATCTGGCTTCGGTACCGGCCGACAAGATCCAGGGCGAAAGCCAGCTGCTGCATCTCTACCGCCGCGCTATCTACTGCAGCGCCGGCGCCGAGCTGGCCGAGCGGTACCGCGACTACAGCGCCACCGGCGACGGAGCCGAGCGCGCCGAAGCACTTACCCCAACCGCAGACGAATACCGCCGCGATGCCCGCTGGGCGATCCGCAGCATCCTCGGCGTCAGGCACACCACCGTGGAGTTGATCTGATGGCCGGCCTCCGCGCCCAGCAGGGCGACACCGTCGACGCCATGTGCTGGCGGCACTACGGCCGCACCGCGGGCATCGTCGAGCAAGTCCTCGAAGCTAACCCCGGCCTGGCTGATCTCGGCCCGGTCATCCCTCACGGCACGCTGATCGAGCTGCCGGAACAGGCCGTGCGCGCCGAGCAACGCCAAACGGTGAACCTATGGGACTGATCTACCTTGCGCTCTACAAGGGCGAAGGCGACTGGACCGACCGCCTGATCCGCTGGTGGACGGACTCGCCCTATAGCCACTGCGAACTGGTCATGCCGGACGGCCGCTGGCTCACCTCATCCGGCCGTGACGGCGGCGTGCGCGCCAAACGCATCGAGCTCGACCTTGAGCACTGGGATCTGCAGCCGTTGCCGTGGGCAAATGCCAAACAGATCGAAGCCTTCTTCGAACGCACCCAGGGCCTGCCGTATGACTGGGCTGGCCTGCTGCTCAGCCAGCTGCTGGCAACTGCCATGCACAGCGCTCGTCGTTGGTTCTGCAGCGAGTTCTGCGCCGCCGCGCTCGGCTTCGCCATGCCCCAGCGCTTTAGCCCAGCGCTACTAGGTGAGTTGATGCGCACCATCAACACGATCAACCAAACCAATACCCCTGGACAGCGGAATGAAGCACATGCCTGACAGACCGGAAACCTGGGCGTTCCTCGGCACCTGGCTGGAGCACAACTTTCCTGCGCTCTATGCCGGCGGGCTCGCCTTCCTGATCGCCGTGTGGCGGATCATCTACAGCGGCGGTAAGTTCCGTCAGTACGCGCTGGAGGCGCCGCTCTGCGGCCTGCTCGGGGTCGGCGTCTCCTACGGTCCTGCGTTGATCGGCGCGCCCCATGAAGCGGGCGTTTTTCTCGCCTGCATGGTCGGCCTGTTCGGCGTCGAAGCCAGCCGCGCCGCGGCGAAGAAAATCATTATCAAAAAGGCAGACCAGCTATGACCGCACTCCGTAATGGCTCGCGCGGCCTAGCCGTGCGTCAGCTGCAAAACCAGCTCAACGGCCACGGCGCTGGCCTGTATGTGGATGGCGACTTTGGCGACATAACCGAAGCCGCCGTGCGCGCCTACCAACTCAAGGTCGGCCTGGTTGATGATGGCGTGGCTGGGTCCAAGACCCTCGCCGCGCTAGCTGGTGCCGATATCTCCCGGCTGCTCAAGCGCAAAGACCTGCAGCAGGCCGCCGACCGTCTCGGCGTGCCGCTGGCCAGCGTCATGGCGGTCAACCAGGTGGAAAGCAAGGGCGAAGGCTTCCTGTCCAACGGGCGCCCGGTGATCCTCTTCGAGCGGCACGTCATGTTCGATCGCCTGCAGGCCAACGGCCTGACCGAGGCCGATGCCGACCAGCGCGCTGCGCAATACCCCGCCTTGGTGAATCGCCGCACTGGTGGCTACGCCGGCGGCACCGTCGAGCATCAGCGCCTTGCGCAAGCCAAGCAGATTCACGTCGCATCGGCGCTGGAATCGGCCAGCTGGGGGCTGTTCCAGATCATGGGCTACCACTGGGAGCGCCTCGGCTACATGGACGCGCAGCACTTCGCGGACACCATGTCGCTCAGCGAGGCCGCCCAGCTCGACGCCTTCGTCTGCTTTATCGAGACCGACCCGGCACTGCACAAGGCGCTGAAGGGTAAGAAGTGGGCAGAGTTCGCCAAGCGCTACAACGGCCCGGCCTACGCCAAGAATCTCTATGACGTGAAGTTGGCACGGGCTTATGCCCAGTTCGCCGGCGAACAGACCCAGGATCAGGCCGCATGATCGACCACGAGCAGATCCGCAAGCACAGCCCTCAGGATGGCGACGTGTTCGAGCTGCCGGCGGACACACCGCCGCAGCTGGCCGAGCAGTTCGCCGAGGCATTGCACGTCGCGGTTCCAGGCGTGCGCTGCCTGGTGCTGATCGGTGAGGTTCGCCAGATGGATGAAGCCGCCATGAACCTGGCCGGGTGGTACCGCCAATGACCAGCGCCAAAGTCTGGCTCGTTGTCGCGGCCGCGTTCATCGCGCTGCTGGTGGCACTGAATTTTCAGGCCCAACGCATCGACACCGCGACCGCTCGGGCAGATCTCGCCACCGAACGCCAACAACAGGCCGAACAGCGCAACGAGCGGCAGGCCGCGACCATCGTCCGCCTCGGCGGCGAGGTAGCAGCGCAGCGCGCCGACCAGCTCTCACTGCAGCAGACCACCAGCGATCTGCACCAAGCCCACGCCACCGATCAGCTCAAGAAGAAGGAACGCCAACGCTATGACCCACCTTTGCAAAGCTGGGCTGATCAGCCTCTGCCTTATGCTGCTCGCCGCCTGCACCAACGTCCTGCCATCACCGGAGCCGCAGGTTATCGTCAGTGGCTGTCCAGTCGTGACGCGCTGCACGCTCAACCCGGCAGCGCCGGCCAGTAACGGCGAGCTCAGCGATGACAGCGACTACCTCATTAGCGCCTGGGGCGAATGTGCCGCGAAGGTCGATCTGGTCGTTGATCACAACCAGCGTAGCGCCCAGCCATGAACAAACCCGAATCCTTACGCGCCCACCTGGTGGCCTCGGTGCCCGAGCTCAAGCGCAACCCCGATCGGCTGCTCACCTTCGTCGACAACGGCAGCATGCGCAGCACGGCCGCGCCGGGCTTGTCCTTTGAATACAGCTACACGCTTAACATCATCCTCACCGACTTCGCCGGTCATCCGGACGCCATCGCGATTCCGCTGTTCGCCTGGGTGCTGGTCAACCAGCGGGAGCTGATGGAGAACCAAGAGAAGGGCCGCGACGCGATCAAGTTCGAGGCGGACATCCTCGACAACAGCAAGGTTGACCTGTCCATCACGCTGCCGCTCACCGAGCGGGTGATCGTCAAACGTATGGATGACGGCACCCTGCAAGTCAGCCATCCAGCAGAGCCCGTCGTCGATGACGAACTGTTCCTGATACCGGCGATGCGGGTAGAGACCAGCGACGGCGAGCTGCTCGCCGAGTGGGGCGCCAATGGCTGATGACCTGCAGGCGCTCGAAGACTGGGCCGGCGCGCTGCTCAATCGTCTGCAGCCGGCCGAGCGCCGCAAAGTCACCCAATCCGTTGCCCGCGACCTGCGCCGCAGCCAACAGCAGCGCATCGCCGCGCAGAAGAATGCGGACGGCACACCCTACGCCCCGCGCAAACCCCGGAAGTCTCTGCGCGCCAAGGCAGGCCGCATCAAGCAGCGGCGAATGTTTGCCAAACTACGCACCGCCCGTTACCTGCGCCTACAGAGCGATGCCGATTCAATTGCGATTGGGTTTGCAGGCCGGGTGTCACGCATTGCGCGTGTGCATCAGTATGGGTTGCGGGATAGGCCAGGGCAGGGCGCGCCGGATACTTCATATGCGCGCCGCCAGCTGCTCGGCTTCAGCGCTGCGGATCTCGAGCTGATCCGCGACCGTTTGGTCGAACAACTGGTGCCCTAGGTGACGCTACCGCTCACGCGGGGGCTGATCAGTCTGCAAATTTCCATCTCTTCGAGGTCGTCACGTTTCCGAGCTCATCGGTCACAGGCTCTTCGGTCGGATCGGTGATTCCAAAGGTTTCCCGGTTTTCCGAAAGAATCTTGCCGAACTGAGCATTCCACGAGAGATGGCCAAGGACGCCAGTGTTCGACACAAAGTGACCCATGTATGCCTTGATGACCTCCGAGGTCAGTGGGCTATGACCGGCGCTCTTGAAGTCAGCAATGATCTTAGAAACGGCTTCTAGGTCGACGGTGATGGACGTTTTCATAACGGGACTCTCCTTGAAAAAATTAACCTGCACTCTCTTATTCACATGAGCGCGGTTTGAATTTACAGCTAGGCCCCGATTTGCGATGAGCGGCCGTTTTAGGATGACAAGCGGTCGTTTTGGTTCATTTCAGACATCTCCCCATGTAACGCCCGCTGGTACATCCCATGCCCCGTGCACCACGCGCGCGCGACCGCCAGCATGGGCTCATGAATATCGCCGACCTCACACGCCGCCTCGACAACCTGATTCGCCTCGGCACCATCGCCGCGGTGGACCATCAGGCAGCGCGCTGCTCGGTCAGCTCCGGCGGCCTCAGCATTCCCAATCTGCCCTGGCTCGCATTGCGCGCCGGCGCAAGCCTCGACTGGGATCCGCCAACCGTCGGCGAGCAATGCATCCTCTTCAGCCCCAGCGGCGAACCGGCTCAGGGCGTTGCCCTGGTCGGGCTCTACTCACAGCGACGTCCGGCCCCGACGAACAGCGCCAACGTGCGCCGCCGGACCTACCCGGACGGGGCTGTGATCGATTACGACCACGCCACTCACCTGCTCACCGCCACGCTACCGGACGGAGGCAAGGCGCAAATCACCGCGCCCGGCGGCGTCAGCATCCTGGGCGATGTCAGCATCACCGGGCTGGTAACCGTGAGCGATGACGTGGTCGCGGCTGGCATCAGCTTGGTCAACCACATCCACGGCGGCGTACAGGCCGGGCCCAGCACCACAGGAGCGCCGCTATGAACCGTCAGACCGGCGCCTCTGTGACCACCATTGCCCACATAGCCCAATCAGTAGGCGACATCCTCACCACCCCGATCGGCTCACGCGTCATGCGTCGCGAATACGGCAGCTTGCTACCGGATCTGATCGACGCCCCCTACAACGAGGCCACCAAGCTCCAGGCCTACGCTGCCACCGCCATGGCCCTGATGCGCTGGGAACCGCGCATCCGCCTGAGCCGCGTGCAGATGTACCAGGGCGAGCAGCGGGGCGCCGTGGTCATCGAGCTTAAAGGCACGCGCGTGGACAGCAACGAAGCCCTGAACCTGCGCGTCCCGGTCGCGCTGGGAGCCACATCATGAGCATCGACCTCAGCCAGCTACCCGCGCCGGCAATCATCGAGGCCAGCGACTTCGAAACCCTTCTTGCTGAACGCAAGGCTGCGTTCCTGGCGCTCTGTACAGACGATGAGCGTGCAGAGATGGCCGCACGCCTCGCATTGGAATCGGACCCGATCGCCAAACTGCTCCAGGAGAGCACCTACCGCGAGCTGCTGCTTCGCCAACGAATCAACGAATCGGCCCGTGCCGTCATGCTCGCCTTCGCCGTCCGCAGTGATCTGGACCATATCGGCGCCAACTACGAGGTGCAGCGCCTCGCGGACGAGCCGGATACCGCTTACCGTGCGCGCATTCAGCTGTCGTTCGAAGGGTTCAGCACCGCGGGGCCAGAAGGCGCCTATCGGTTCCACGCGCTGTCTGCCGATGCCCGTGTCCTTGATGCCAGCGCTTATTCGCCACGCGAGTCAGATGGCCGCCCTAGTGGCCGCGTGGTGATCACCGTGTTGTCCCGCGAGGAGGGCGGTGTCGCCAGCGAAGAGCTGATCGCGGCAGTGACCGCCGCGCTCAACCACGACGAGGTCAGGCCGCTCACCGATGCGCTGGAAGTCCAGCCAGCCGAGCAGCTCGACTTCCAGGTGCACGCCACGCTTTACACCCTCAGCGGTCCGGACCGGCAGGTCGTGCTTGACACGGCCCGCGCGCAGCTCGACGCCTACATCGCCGATCGCTACCGCCTGGGCCGTGATGTGTCCCTGTCGGGATTGTTCCGGGCGCTGCATGCCGAGGGCACCCAGCGCGTCGTCATGGCTTCGCCGGTGGCCGATATCGTCACCGACCAAACCCAGGCCGCGCGCTGCACAGGCATCACCATCGAATTCGGTGGCACTGATGACTGACCTGCTGCCGGCCAACGCCACCGCGCTAGAGCGCAACCTTGCCGCCACCATGCCGCTCGATCGTCTGCCGGTCGCGCTGCGCACGCTGTGGAATGCCGCCACCTGCCCGGTGGACTTACTGCCCTGGCTGGCCTGGGCATGGTCCGTCGATGACTGGGATTCCACCTGGAGCGAGGCGCAGAAGCGCGACGTCATCGCCAGCTCTATCTACATCCACCGCCACAAAGGCACTAAGGCAGCGGTCGTTCGTGCCACCGCTGCCATGGGCAAACCTGCACAGCTTTCCGAGTGGTTCGAGCACGACGGCGCGCCGTACAGCTTTCGCCTGGAACTCAGCAGCGGCTTCGCCAGCCAGGCGGACTACGACCGCTTTGAGCGCCTGGTTGGTAATGCCAAAAACGTCCGCAGCCTGCTCGAGCGAATCACCCGGCGCTTGACCGTCGTTCAGCATCTGGTGCTAGCCACCGTTACCCGTACCGCCAGCACCCTGCGGATCAATGCGCCCCAGGTCAGCCCGGTCAACCAGCCGGCCCGGCTTCGCTTGGCCACCGTCCAGCAGCTGGCCCAGCACGCAACCCTTTTGCCCCCCACACGAAACGAGGTTCAGCCGCGCGCCACGCTGCTCGCGACGATCCTGCAAACCGCCCGTATCACCACCATCGAGGCTTCCCATGGCTGATTTTCCCGGACTCAAGCTGACCAACGCCGGTCGCGAGTTGCAGGCCAAGGCCCAAACCGGCCAAGTCCTGCTGTTCACCCGCGTTGGTCTCGGCGACGGCGCCGCACCGGCCGACCTGACCACGCTCACCGGCTTGGTCAATCAGCGCCAACCGTTATCCATCCAACGGCAGGAAGTACCCGGCGACGGCACCGCCGTGCTGCGCGTCATCCTGACCAACCAGGGGCTGGCGGCTGGCTTCTTCATGCGTGAGCTGGGCGTTTTCGCCCAGGATCCAGACACGGGCGAGGAGCTGCTCTACAGCTACAGCAATTGCGGCGAGTTCGCCGACTTCCTCCCGGCCGCCGGCGGCGCGACCCTGGTCGAGCAGATATTTGATCTCATCACCATCATCGGAGACGCCGAAAACGTCACTGCCGTGATCGACGATTACATCACCATCGCCCTGAAAAGCGAGGTCGACGCACTGGTCCCCCGGCTGATGCCAGCGGGAGGCACGGTCGGGCAGATGGTCCGCAAGGCCAGCAACGCCGAGGGCGCCGTCGAATACTTCAGCCCTGAGCTCGACGGCTTCGATGTTCGCCTGACCAGCGTCGAGGAGCCCCGCGTCGCGGTGGCCAATCAACGTGTGTTTACCCTGCAGCAGACCGTCACCAACGGCCTGGCGGTCTACATCAACGGCGAGCGCCTGTCGCGTGAGGCGTGGGCGGCCCTGTCTGCCACGCAATTGCAGCTCGACGACCCGCTCGTCGCCGGTACCCGCGTGCTGTTCGTGAACAACGAAGAAGCCGGCCCCGGCCGCGCGCTGAATGTCAGCATGACCGGCCCGACGCTGGTCTATCCGGCCAGCTCGAACAGCTTCACCATCACCGACTTCGACAGCTTTTCGGTCTACGCCGCGACCACCACCGTGGGCACCGTGACGCGTAACGGTGCCGCGCTGACGTTGGATATTCCGGCCGAAGCCCCCGAGGGAACGCTCGACCTCGAGGTTACCCGCGACAACGTGCGCGCGACCTATCGCATTGCGGTCGGGGCGGCGGCCATTGCTGCGCCGGAAATCCTCGCGCCGCTGGCCGGGGCCACGAATGTGACCTTTGAGCCTGACCTGGCCGCGTCGGCCTTCGTCGCGTACCCGGCCGGCTACGACAGCCACGCCGCTACCCGCTGGCAGGTTGCCCGCGATACCGGCTTTACCGATCTGGTATTCGATCAGCAGGGCGCGGACAACCTGACGGCGATCAGCCTCGCCGCTGCAGGCGTTCGCCTTGACCCGGCAACCCGTTACTACGTGCGCGCGCAGTACCACGGCGCGACGCTGGTTTCGGAATGGTCGGCGGTGGTGGCGTTCAACACCGCGACGATCTACATCCGCAAGCCAACAATCACCAGTCCGCTGGACGGCGCCGTTAACGTCAGCACTGGCCTGACGGTGATCGCTGACGCATTCAGTGTGTCGGGTGGCGCGGATGCGCATGCGTCGAGCCGCTGGCAAGTTTCGGCGGTTGCCGATTTTTCGAGCGTGCTGGTCGATAGCGGTTGGAGCACAACTCAGCTGACCAGCTTCAAGCCTGCCGGGTTAGCGATGCAAACCGGCTACTTTGTTCGCGTGAAATATCGAGGCGCGGAAGTTGGCGAAAGCGAATGGTCGTCTGTGATTGGCTTCGTGACCGCAACACAGTTGCAAGGTGCATATACTTCGTTGGCCGGCGGTCCTGCCAGCCGAACTGATGGTGTGATGGTCTCAATTAATGGCGACCTTTATCTGCACGGTGGGCGATATAACAACATCAGCGGCTATATGCGTGCGGACCTATGGAAATTTACCCCGAGCACCGGGACGTGGACACAGAAAGCCTTTTCCAAGGCGCTGCAGGAGCATGTTGCTGTTGCCATCAATGGGCTAATGTATCTCTATGGCGGGAGCTGGTCGTCGGGAGGCGGCACCTACCCGAACGACCTATGGATATATAACCCAGTTTCGGATTCGGCCACTGTTGGGGCAAGTCCGGCGACGGGAGGCCGAACCACCGCAGTTGCTTGTGCGCTCAATGGTAAAATGTACGTTGCTGGCGGCGTTGTGAACGGTACTATCTCCAAAGAGTTTCTTTGCTATGACCCTGCAGTGAATTCATGGAGCACGTTAGCTAACTGTCCGTATGCCGTGTGGGGCATCAGCGCTAAATTAGTCGCAGCTGCTGGTAAAATATACCTAATTGGGGCCGCTTCGGTTTATTGGTTTGATCCTGAAACCGGCATCTGGACGCAGAAAAGCAACTTCCCTTTCTTTACCACTTCAAACTTTGGGGCAGTGGCGGTTAATGGTCGCATATACCGTTACGCTGGTTATTCAAGCTCCACGTATTACAGAAATTTGTATGTATACGACCCAGCTCAAGATAGTTGGGAGCAGCTGCCAGCGGGTGGCTACGCTAGAAGTTCGCCAATAATGGCTGAGGCTGGGGGTAGCATGTATGTGTTCGGCGGGGCAAACGACGTCAACTATCTCGCTGATTTCTGGAGTATTAATTAATGTATAAACTAATCTCCTATGCCAACGGCAAAGTATTGGTCACCAATGATCAGCCGGCATATCGAGCTGAGCACTTGGTTGACAGCGAGCAAGCGGCCGAAACATTGGTGGTGGGGCTTAACCAAGAAGCCCGCCTGGCCGAACTTGCGGCTTACCGTTTCGAGTTCGAGACGGGCGGGCTGACCCTTGGCGGCGGGCTGCGCATTCTGACCGACCGCGAAAGCCAGGCGCAGTTGTCGAGCGCCTTCGTGACGCTGCAATCGAGCCTCGTGCCTGATACGGACTGGAAAGCCGCCAACGGCTGGGAGGTGGTCACCCTTGAACAGGTGATGCCAATCGCCAAGGCCGTGGCCGCGCATGTGCGCGGATGCTTCCGGGGCGAACGCACGGTGCAAACCGCCATTTTGGCGGCCAGCACAATGGCCGAGATCGAGGCGATCGACATTCGCGCCCAGTTCGATGCGGCCTATGCCGAGGCGTTCGCCGAGGTGATGGCACCGCCCACGCTGAGCTAGGTTCAGGTACTCAGGCCCTGCTTCGGCAGGGCTTTTATTCGCCTGCACTCTGTAACACCTCCCGCTACACGGCCCGCCGCTCGCGGCGCTTGCGCGCGCGCGTCACGATCAAGGCTCACTGATCTATCTGGCACAGCCCTGCAGGAGCTTCCATGGCCGACGAATATCATCACGGCGTGCGCGTCGTCGAAATCAACGAGGGCACGCGCCCAATCCGGACCGTCGCCACCGCCGTGGTGGGCATGGTCTGCACTGCATCCGATGCCGATGCGGTCAAGTTCCCGCTGAACAAACCCGTGCTGCTGACCGACGTGCTGACCGCATCCGGCAAGGCCGGCGAGCTGGGCACCTTGGCGCGCAGCCTGGATGCCATCGCTGACCAAGCCTCACCCGTCACCGTAGTGGTGCGCGTGGCTGATGGTGATGGTGTCGACGATGCCGCAAAGGAAGCTGACCAGGTCACCAAGCTCATCGGCGGCGTGACCGCTGACGGCCAGTACACCGGCATGAAAGCGCTGCTCGCCGCTGAGGCTCAGCTGGGCGTGCGTCCGCGCATCTTGGGTGTGCCGGGCCTAGACTCACTGCCTGTCACCACCGAGCTCGTAGCGATCGCTCAGCAGCTGCGCGCCTTTGCCTACGCCAGCGCCTGGGATTGCGCCACCGTATCCGAGGCCATCGCCTACCGGGCAGGCTTCGGCGCCCGTGAGCTCATGCTGATCTGGCCGGACTTCATCAATTGGGACACCGCGACCAGCGCCAACGTTCCGGCCAGCGCCGTGGCTCGCGCCCTGGGCCTGCGCGCCAAGCTGGACGAGCAGGTGGGCTGGCACAAAACGCTGTCCAACGTGCCGGTCAACGGCGTCACCGGTCTGTCCAAGGATGTGTATTGGGATCTGCAGGACCCGGCTACCGATGCCGGTCTGCTCAACGCCGCCGACGTCACCACGCTGATCCGCCGGGATGGCTTCCGCTTCTGGGGCTCGCGCACCTGCACCGAAGATCCGCTCTTCGCCTTCGAGAACTACACCCGCACCGCCCAGGTGCTGGCGGACACCATGGCCGAGGCGCACTTCTGGGCAGTCGACAAGCCCATGCACGGCAGCCTGGTGCGCGACATCGTCGAGGGCATCAACGCCAAGTTCCGCGAGCTCAAGCGCAACGGCTACATCATCGACGGCGAATGCTGGTTCGACCCGGCCGCCAACGACAAGGACACCCTCAAGGCCGGCAAGCTGTACCTGGACTACGACTACACGCCCGTCCCGCCGCTCGAGAACCTCATGCTCCGCCAGCGCATCACCGACCGCTACCTGGTCGACTTCGCTGCCAGCGTGACCTCCGCCTAATTCCATTGATCCGCGCGGCTCCGGCCGCGCCGTAGGAGAGCCCAGCCATGGCCCTGCCCAAGAAACTCAAGCACATGAACCTGTTCAACGATGGCGGCAGCTACGTCGGGCAGTGCAAGTCCGTCACCCTGCCAACCCTCGGCCGCAAGCTGGAAGGCTGGCGTGGCGCCGGTATGGACGGCCCGGTGAAGGTCGACCTGGGCCACAGCGACGATGGCATCCAGATCGAATGGACCCTCGGCGGTTGGGACCTGACCGTCCTGCGCCAGTTCGGCGCCGTGCAGGCTGACGGCGTGATGCTGCGCTGGGCCGGTTCTGTGCAGCAGGACGACACCGGCGCGGTCACCGCCGTCGAAGTGGTTGCCCGCGGCCGGCATGAGGAGATCGACTTCGGGGATGCCGAGTCCGGAGAAGACACCGAGCATTCCATCACCACCGCCTGCAGCTATTACAAGCTCAGCGTGGACGGCAACGTCGAGATCGAGATCGACCTGCTCAACTTCGTCTTCATCGTCAACGGTGAAGATCGCCTCGCCGAGCACCGTAAGGCCATCGGCCTGTAATCCCGGCGCCGGCCAGCGCGCCGGCGCTTCTTTCGCAATCCAAGGAGCAACCCTATGAGCAAGCCCACCCAAAGCGACCCGATCGTCCTCGAGCAGCCAATCCAGCGCGGCGAGAAGAACACCATCACCGAAATCACCCTGCGCAAGCCGGCTGCCGGCGAGCTGCGCGGCCTCAAGCTGGCCGACCTGATCAACGGCGACGTCAACGCGACCATTCGCCTGGTGCCGCGTATCAGCCAGCCGACCCTCACCGAGCAGGAAGTCTCTGCCCTGGACGTGGCCGATCTGCTGGGCTGCGCGGATGCCATCGCGGGTTTTTTGCAGAAGACGGCCGGCTCCCTCGAAGCGTAGATGACGTCATGGCGGACATTGCCCTGGTGTTCCACTGGGGGCCGGAGCAGATGAACGCCATGCCGCTGGATGAACTGATGGATTGGCGCGAGCGCGCCATCGAACGATGGGAGCGCACGCATGGCGCGTGATCTGAACCTCAAGGTCAACCTGCAAGCGCTGGACAACGCCACGCGCCCGCTGCGCACCATCGCGAGCGGGGCGACCAGCCTGGGCCGTGCCCTCAAGGGCACCCGCGGTGAGCTCAAGGGCTTGCAGGCCTTACAGAGCGACGTCAGTTCATTCCGTAACCTCAAGGGCGCGTCGGAGCAATCCGGCGCCGCGCTGCAGGCCAACCGCGAGAAGATCAAGCAGCTCTCGCGCGAGCTGGCCAACACGGCAACGCCCACCAAGGCGCTGACCCGAGAATTTCAGAGCGCGGTCCGCCAGGGCCACGCCCTCAAGCAAAAGCACAGCGAACAACAGCGCGAGCTCCAGGGCCTGCGCGGCAAGCTGGGCGAGGCGGGCATCAGCACCCGCAACCTCGCCACCCATGAGCGCGACCTGCGCGCCAAGGTCAGCCAGACCAACCAGACCCTTGCCCAACAGGAGACCCGGCTCAAGCGCCTCACCGCGCAGCAAAAGCAGCTCGGCAAAGCCAAGGCTGAATACGAACGCTCCCAGCAGCTGGCGGGCAGCATGGCAGGCGCCGGCGCGGGCGGGCTGGCCACTGGTGGCGGCATGCTCTATGCCGGTGCGCAGATGATGGCGCCAGGGCTCGAATTCGACGCCAGCATGAGCAAGGTGCAGGCGCTGACGCGCCTCGATGGCGGCTCCGAGGAAATGACCGCGCTGCGCGACCAGGCCAGGCAGCTTGGCGCCAGTACCCAGTTCACCGCAGGGCAAGCCGCTGACGCCCAGGGCTACCTAGCGATGGCGGGCTTCAACTCGCAGTCCATCCAGGCGGCCATGCCCGGCATGCTCGATCTGGCTAAGGCAGGCGACAGCGGCCTGGCAGAAACCGCAGACATCGCCTCGAACATCCTCACCGGCTTCAACCTGGAGGCGTCCGAGACCGGCCGGCTCGGTGACGTCCTGGTAGGCACCTTCACCCGCTCCAACACCAACCTGCAGATGCTCGGCGAAACGATGAAGTACGCCGCGCCGGTGGCAGCCTCGGTGGGGCAGGATATCGAGACGGTTGCGGCCATGGCCGGCAAGCTGGGCGATGCGGGCATCCAGGGCAGCATGGGCGGTACCGCGCTGCGCTCGATCCTCAACCGCCTGAGCGCACCGCCGAAATCAGCGGCCAAAGCACTGGACCAGCTTGGCGTTAGCGCTGTGGATGCTCAGGGCAACCTGCGCGACATGCCCACCGTGCTACAGGAGATCTACGAAAAGACCAAGAACATGGGCGACGCCGACCGGGCCGGCCTGCTAAAGGATATTGCGGGCGAGGAAGCCGTAGCGGGACTGCAGGTGCTGGTCAAGCAGGCTGGCAGCGGCGCGCTGCAGGAATTCGTCAGCACACTGAAAAAGACCGAAGGCGAGGCCAGCACCACGGCCAGAACGATGGCCAACAACCTCAAGGGTGACCTCGACGGCCTCGGCAGTGCCTGGGATGACCTCGGCATTCAGCTCCAAGAGCAGCAGAACGGCCCCATGCGCGAGATCACCCAAACGCTCACCGGCATCATCGGCGGCGTAAAGGGCTGGATCGCTGAGAACCCCAAGCTGGCCGCCAACATCGTCAAGACAGCTGCCGGCGTCGGCGTCCTCATGGCCGGCATGGGCGGGCTCACCCTGGCGATCGCCAGCATCCTTGGCCCCTTCGCCATGGTCCGCTACGGCATGATGATGTTCGGCATTCAGGGCGGTGGGCTGGCCACAACGCTGTTCAACCTAGGCAAAACGGCACTGCCCCTGGTGGCCAAGGGCATCCTGTTCATCGGTCGCGCGCTGATGATGAACCCCATCGGCCTGGCGATCACTGCGATCGCAGGCGGCGCGTACCTCATCTACCGCAACTGGGACAGGGTCGGGCCGTACTTCCTGGGGCTTTGGGCGGAGATCAAAGCGGGGTTCTCCGGCGGGCTGGGCGGCATTGCCGCCACCATCCTCAACTTCAGCCCGGCTGGCCTGCTGTATCGCGCCTTTGCGGGTGCGCTCAGCTATCTAGGCGTGGATCTGCCGGCCAAGTTCACCGACTTCGGCGGCATGCTCATGCAGGGCCTGGCCAACGGCATCATGAGTGCGGCCGGCGCTGTGAAGGGCGCGGTGGTCGGCGCAGCGGACAGCAGCATCGGCTGGTTTAAGGAGAAGCTCGGCATTCACTCGCCGTCGCGCGTATTTGCCGAGCTCGGCGGCTTCACCATGGCTGGCCTCGCACAAGGTTTGGCCGGTGGCGAAGATGGTCCGCTCAAGCAATTGGCCGGTACCGCCAAGCGCCTCACCCAGGCCGGCGCCGTTGCGATCGGCATCGGCGCCGGCACACCGGCACTGGCCAGCGCAGATCTGCCAGCCATCGACAGCCGGCCGCCATTGGCTGCGCGTGCCGCTGCAGCAGCCCCCGTGGCTGCCAGCAGCACCTACAACATCACTATCAACGCAGCGCCCGGACAAGACGCCAACGCGATCGCCCGCGCCGTGGCGGCCGAACTGGATCGCCGCGAGCAGGCCAAGGGTGCCCGCGCGCGCTCGTCCCTTTTTGACCAGGACTGATTTACCAGGAGTAGCAGACCATGATGATGGCCCTCGGCATGTTCGTGTTTAGCCTGGAGACCCTGGCCTACCAGGAATTCCAGCGCCAGACCGAATGGCGCCACGGATCCACCAGCCGCATCGGCACCAACCCGGCCCGCCAATACCTGGGGCGGGGCGATGACAGCATTACCCTGCCGGGTGTGCTGCTGCCGGCACTGGCCGGTACCCAACTCAGCCTCGACACGCTGCGATACATGGCCGACACCGGCAAAGCCTGGCCGCTGGTGGAAGGAACGGGCAAGGTCTACGGCACCTGGATCATCGAGAGCCTGAGCGAGACGCGCACGCTGTTCTTCCGGGACGGGCAGGCCCGCCGTATCGAGTTCACGCTGCTGCTCAAGCGCATCGATGATGGGCGGGTGGATCTGCTCGGCAGCGCGATCAGCGGCGCGGGCAACATTCTGCGGGGGCTGCTGTGATCGATTCGCTCATCAGCCAAGCCAAGGGCTATGCCAAGCAGGCCGCGGATGGCTATCGCGAGGCCACCGCCTACCCACAGCCGATCTGCCGCGTGGTAGTTAACGGGCAGGACATCACCAGCGCCATCGAGCAGCGCCTGATCAGCATCGAGCTCACTGACAACCGCGGCATCGAGGCCGACCAGCTCACCATCACCCTCAGCGACCATGACGGCCTGCTGGCCATCCCGCCCCGTGGCGCCGTGGTCAGCCTGTGCCTCGGCTGGAGTGACACCGGGCTGGTAAGCAAGGGCAGCTATACCGTGGACGAGACCGAGCACAGCGGCGCGCCGGACGTGCTCAGCATCCGCGCCCGCAGTGCGGACCTGCGCCAGGGGTTGACCGCGAAGAAGGAACGCAGCTGGACCGGGCAGACGCTGGGCGCCATCGTGCAGACCGTCGCCGCCGCCTATGGCCTGTCACCGGTGATCAGCGCGGCGCTGTCCGTACTCGAGCTCGCCCAGGTCGACCAGGCCAACGAATCGGACGCCAACCTGCTGAGCCGCCTCGGTCAGCAGTTCGACGCGATTGCCAGCATCAAGGCCGGCCGGCTGCTGTTCATGCCCGCCGGCAAAAGCATTACCGCCAGCGGTGCGCCGCTGCCGCACATCACGCTGACCCGCGCCGATGGCGATGGCCACCGCTTCCTGCAGGCCGATCGCAACAGCTACTCAGGTGCCCGTGCGTTCTATTACGAGGTCAACAGCGCCGAGAAGAAGGAGGCGATCGCCGGCGGCGGTGACAACCTCAAGGACTTGCGCCACACCTACACCGACCAGGAAGCGGCCCTGCGCGCGGCTCGTGCCGAGTGGAGCCGGCTGCAGCGAGGTACCGCCACGCTGAGCTACACCCTGGCCCGCGGCCGGCCGGATCTGATCCCGGAGCTCACCTACAGCCTCACCGGCATCAAGGCCGAGATCGCAGCCACCGTCTGGCTCGGCGCTAACGTGCGCCACAGCTTCACACCGGACGCCTACACCACCAGCCTCGAGCTCGAATCGAAACTGCCGGACGCCGATGACGTCGCCGAGCTGGCCGAGGAAGGAAGCTACACCGGCATTGTGGCCTGGTACCGCGACGAGAAGACGGGCAAGCAGACGAAAATCACCGAAGGCGACCAGGCCAACCCCAAGCGGTTGCTGCACCTGTACGCCGAGAAGAGCAGCGCCCAGCGCGCCGTGGAGCGGGAATGGAAACGGATCCAGCGAGCGAACGCCTGACCGAACCAGCACCGCAGCAGGAACAGCGGCAGCGCTCGGCCTGGGAGCTGATCGACGAAGAGTGGGAAGGGGGCGAAGGGGGGCCGATGTGCATGTAGGAGGGCGTTGCCGCGCCCACCCGTAAGGTCACGGTTCCTCTGCGTCATCCGTCTCGGCCAGCGCACCGGCCACCCTAATGACGTGCGACTGGTCCTGCTCGGACATGCGTCGGAACAACGCGAGCAGCAACTGCTCGGTGCGGTTCAATCCCTTGAGTGTTTCCTGTTGTCCGCCGGTACTGCTGTCCATCAAGCCTCCTCGACTGGTTCGTTCTGAATAGACCAACGGCCGAGCGGCCAAACCCAAGCGCTTGGGCTCGGGCTCGCCGCACGGCCATCAGCCCCACCATACCGACGCGTCGGAAGATGCAACCCCGCATGAATCAAGCCGCCGACAGCACTCATTTCAGGCGGTAGTCTTGACCTCCGGCACGAAGCCCAGGCCACCGCACCCAACGCAGCCCTCCGCGAAACCGTAGTGGTCATTGCAGGCAGGGCATGTATCGAACGGAGCCGCTGCAACCTTCAGATCCAGCCGTCCTGTATTAGGCTGCCCGCTTTCACATAGAACCAGCGCGGCATCCCGAAACGCCCGGTATGCGTCTGGATCGTCCAATGATTCCCAGTCCCAAGGCCGATGCACTTGCCTTAGCTGCAGCGTTTCCGCGCGTTCAGCCCTGACCTGGAGACCATCCAAATAGCCCATCACCCCAGCGTTCCGTAGCTTGATGGCGTACGTGCCGTCAATCATGCAGATGGTTCCGGAATAGGGCTGCACGGTGCTAGGAGCCTCATCAGCCGCCTGGTAGACGCCCCGGCGGACGCGCCCCAGCACAACCCCATCCGAGGGCCGGACAAGTTCATAGCAGGCGGCGGGTTTGTACGTGCAGGTCATAAAAATCAAAGCGGATACTGTATGGATGAACAGTAAACCTAATGCCCATGCCGGTGGTCAATCGTCATGGACGATGCGCGAGGAGAGATGCGATGTGCGGCGGCGTTGAAGCGAGAGAGGCGGAGAAGGCGTTCAAGGTTTACTTCCCCAGTCCAAAGGCAGCCTTCCCGGTGATGCTCGAGGGCGGCGAGTCCCTGGGCTGGGTCAAGTGGGGGCGGCGGCGCGAAGAGCCAGGCCAAGGCCCGCAGGGCGGCTGGGCACGGCTGGAAACGGTGGAGCGGGGCGGTTGGGCGAAGTACGAACCGCTACGCGCGTTCGGCCTGGTACAGCGCTACATGGAAAAAGGCCAGCCTGACGAAAAGGGCAAGAAGCAATCGCACTGGTTCGATATGCCGGACGGCTTTGCGCTGGATTGCTTGGTAATTGGGGAGGGCGACCAGCGGCGAGTGTATGTGGTTACCAGCACGCCGCCGGAGGAGTATTCGTGGATCCACGATCGGTGGCCGATGGTGCGTAGCCTATAGATCGTATCCAGAGGTCGTTACGGTTTCGGTTTATCGTTTTTAAAATGAGCGGCGGAGTCCAAATTCGCGCGAACCATCGCTTCCTTAATAGCGTCATCAACACTGTTGATGCTCTGATTGAACTTCGCAACGCCTGCGCTGCTGAGAGTACCGCTTATTGATGAAAGGTCTGCTTGCTTTTCTAGCAGAGACTTATCCAACAGTCCCCCGCTCAGCCCTAGTCCATTGCTTAGTGCGGATGCTGCGCCGTAGCCAGATAAGGACGAATAATTTTGAGTCTCGGCTTTTGCTAACGCTTGCTTCAACTCTTTTACCTGTTGCTCAAGGTGTGTGACTTCCTCATTTAGGCTCTCAATTTCAGAGTCCTTTAGGATTCGATAGGCATCGAAGCGATCAGTGATTTCTTCGACCTCCTTGCCCATTGACTTAATCGTGCTATCTCGCTGAACAATATCCGCTTCGAGGGTTGCCTGCTTTTCAGAGAGTTCGGCAATGGCGAGGTCTTTTTTCTGCAGTAGCTGCAATAACTCAGCTTCGTTTGTTTCTGCCCTTTCAATATTGCTTTTTAAACGGTCGTTGGCAGATTCTCTGCGCTCAAGCTGTTCTTGGAGCGAAGAGATCCTTTTGTTCAAAGGGTCAATTTCAGCGTCTGCTTCTTCCCTAGTCATCGGGATGAGTTTTTCGGCTTTATATTTAGCTTCGAGAGTGCGTTTTTTTTGCTTCAGGGCGTAAGACATCGCCCATCTTGCGGGATGAGGGTAACAGAGAATGTAGAATGATCCTGCAACCAAAGGAGCAGCAAATCCCCAAGCAAAAATACTAAGGAGATCGGGGAAAAGATGGTTCTTGATGAATCCGAATTTAACCCATGGTTTGACGTCAGAGAAGACAATTAAAAGGAACTGATAATTAATGACTATCCATGAAATCAAGAAGGCTCCACTTAACGGGCTTGTAACGCGCTCTTTAAGCTGCTGACGAAAAGCTTCGAGGAATTCTGACATTTGTTCGCATTCCGCTGGGTTAGTTACAGAGATCGATGCCAGTATTAATGACAAGTCCCAGATCAGCCTTCGTGCCTGGAATAACGTTGCTCTCCGCCCACACCTGATCCAACGGATCCAGCCCAAGCTGGCGAGCCTTCCCGTTGGCAGCTCCATTCACGCCATACATCCGCCCGGTTTCCGGATCGGTGACCACCACGGCGTTGCCCGGTAGGCACTGCAGGTGCATCTCTTCCGGAATGAAGGGCCAGGCGTCGCCGAAGTCTTCGGCGCTGATCAGCTTGGGCGGGGCGGCGAGGGCGAGTGGGCCGGCCAGCAGCAGGCCGAGCAGGACATTGCGCATTGGAACGCTCCTTGTTGTGAGGGCAGTTCAGCGGCTACGGGCGCCGGTGATGATGTACAGCACGTCCGCATCGCTGCGCGCGGCCAACGCCTGCAGGTAGTCGATTGGGATGATCGAGGTGCCGTTCTCGAAGCGCTTCTGCATGTAGTCGGTCATGCCAGCCAGGTGGGCAAGCTCGTGCACTTCCATTCCGAGGCGCTTGCGCTCCTGGAGCAGGCGGTCGCCGAAATCGCGTGGGCGGTCTTCGAGGTCGATAGCTGTAGCGTTCATAACATCTCCTTGTTCACTGGCAGATGGCTTCGCATGGGACGCCATCGTTGTCACGGTCGAGGCGGCCATTGCCGCATTGCGCAAGGTGGTATCGCGCTTCGGCACAACTGATCATTTGGCCGCATGTTTTGCGGGGCGAGCAGTTGAACTGGCTGGTCGTAGCTGCAACCACGGCTGGTTTGCCGGCGTAGGGCTCTGCTAGCTGCCGTTTGGTTCCTTTGCGCCAGTCCCATGGAGCAGCGCGCTCTGATTCTGGAAGTGCCCAGAGGCCACGCTTGGCAATGCGTGCTTGGGCTTCTGCCTGGAGAAGGCTCTTGTCCCGGTTGTAGGCGCGGTACACCCAGGCGGAGCCCGATTCAACCAGAGCACGATTGACATCAAGACCATTCACCGAGATCCGCGCGATCGAGCGGCCGTAACGGTCAATGCTATCGATGTCCGCCACTATCAATTTGCGGAATGTAAGGTCGGACAGCGCCTGCTTCGCTTTCTGGCCATATGGCTGACGACTCTCAGGAGTGTCAATTTCCGCGAGTCGAATCTTTACCTGCTGCTTCGACTCGGTAAGAAGAGTGAGCGTGTCACCGTCCGAAATGGCTACTACCTGACCAGTGATAGTTTCAGCACAGGCCGGCGAAGCGAGGCCGAGTGTCACTACCAGAAAAAGCACAGAGGCAAGGGTCGCGGTCACCCATCGTGTGTAGAGCTTGAACACAGCGTGCCCTCCTTGGCGGTTGTGATTTCCACAAGGCGTGGAGATCAGAAGCTTTTTTTTGTTGAGGCGTTAGCTGCCGAGTCGGCCAGCGCGGAGGTCATCCGCCGCACCGCGGCGCGGTCGCTTTCGGGCATTGCGCGGTAGTGGTTGAGAAGGGTGGACTCGTCTTCAGCGAGCCCAGCTTCGCTAAGCCCTGCCCGATGGCCCGTGACGACGTAGAGCACGTCGACCCCTGCAGCAGCTATGGCTTCCAAATATGTGGCGTCCGGGCTGCGATCGCCCTTTTCGTAGTTGAACTGGCTGTTTTTCGAGACGCCAGCAAGCGCTGCAAAGTCGGTCTGATTCGCCCCGAGACGCTCACGCTCCTCCTTCAGCCGGTCACCTAATCCCACAAATGTCTCCATAAGGCGTTGACAGTACCCGTAACGTGGGAAATACTGCGCCTGAAATCACACGAAACCACACGAAGTTTAACTATGCCGAACGGATACCCAAGCGAGCAAGCGTGCACCGACGCCCGCAATCGCCTCAGCCAGCTCGGCCTGTCCGTGAAGGAATGGGCCGAGCAGAACGATCTTTCGCCTTCGACCGTGTACGCCGTGCTCAACGGGCAGAAGAAGTGCCTGCGCGGTGAAGCGCACCGCGCCGCTGTTCTGCTCGGCATAAAAACGGGCGTGGTTGCCGGAGTGCCCGAGGAGTACGGCCGCCGCGCGACCGACATCGGCGCTGTGATTCCAAAGTAATGGCTCAGCCCCCTGCGAGAAACCAGAAGATGAAGCGCACCGTTCTAGAGAGTCGCCGGCAAGTGATGAGCGCAGTGGTTTGCGACTACCCGGGCGGGCGTGAGTGCGCTGCGGCGCGGCTGGGCCTGCCGATCAAGAAGCTGGACAACCACGTTTACGAAAGCGCCGGTAGCCGCCCATTGAGCGATGACCAGATTCATCAGCTTGAGCAAGAAGCCGGCACCACGCATTTCCCTGATTACGTCGCGGCGCTGTATGGCGGCGTGTTCGTGCCGGTCGCCAACCCGGACGAGCTGGACAACATCGAGCTGTATGAACGCTGCATGAAAACCGCCGTAAAGCGCGGTGCAGTGGACAAGATCATTTCCCAGGCGCTGAGCAACGGGGAGATCGACGAAGGGGAGGCCAAGGCCATCCTCGACGCCCATCGCCAGCACATGGCAGCGCGGCATTCAGAGGTACACGCAGTGATTCTTCTGCACCGGTCACGAGAGCCCGGGCAGAACTAAGGAAAGCAGTCGGCGCGAGAGCGCCAGAGATTACCGGCCAGGCCGGACCGCGACTCGCGGTGGGGAGGATGAGTGAGCGTTGCCCATAACGGTGGTTACAAGTGTCTTTGCCCTGCTTGCGGGAGCCGCATGCGGATCCGCAACAGCGAGGCGCAGACGCCGACTTACAAAACGATGTACGCGCAGTGCCTGAACATCGCCTGCGGTGCCACGTACAGCGGCTCGCTGAGCTGGGATTACGCGCTGAGCCCGTCCGGGCTGGATCAACCCCGCGTCGTGCTCCCCGTTGCGCCCTCGGTGCAACGCATGCAGGCGCTGCGCGACAGCCGCGAAAAAACCGATCAACTCGACATGCTGGACCACATGGAACCGGAGGCCGTAAACGCATGAACACCCTCACCACCACCGCAGGCAACGCCCAGGAATATCGCACCACCATGCAAGAAGCCGCGCTGCGCTTTCTGCAGCGTCACCAGGCCGAGCACCTGGCAGACGATGGCCACCTGTTCGACCGCGCCGTGAGCTATCTGATCAACGCGCTGGACGTGCCCACGTTCATGGCTGATCGCCTGGTATATCTGGCGATGAGCGAGCTATCCGGCAAGCCAAGGCCAGCCCCGATCGGCATCGACTACGGCACAGGCGATTCGACTACGGTGGCCCTGCTGCATTTTGCTACGGGCGAAACGGTATTAATCCCCTGCCGCCATTTGCCGTTGCGCCTCCAGCCGCCGACGGCTCAGCCGGCTGCAGCAGCCGCTAACTGAACACCCCCTGAACTGAATCCCGTCCCATGCCCGCCGTTGCGCGGGTAGGGGAAAGTTGCGCCCGAATGGTGGCTTTTATGTGCGACATCACCGTAGAAATCAGACTCAAGCGACCCCAGGCCGAAGCCTATCTGCGCTTTCTGACCAGCCAATACGAACTGCTGATGGCAGCGTGCTGGTTCGACGATAAGTACCGCTACACGCCGGCCGGCTTCCGTGGCCCGCGCATCCTGGAGGATCACCCGCACATCGCTGGTTTGAACCGCACCATGCGCGAGCTGGTGAAGCAGTTGAAGGACGCGGGGGTGCCGGCATGAGCACTCTTCCCACTATGCCAGCCTGTCAGGCGCTGGCGGCGGACCCGGCGCGCTACCTGTTCAAGCTGCACCTGCAGCGGCTGGTTACCTCGCCAAGCTTTCGGCTGCAGCGCGATGAGGCCATCCGCTTAGCTGGGTACCTCAGCGGTCTGCTGGAAAATGCACTGATCACTGAAGCGCAGCTGGATGCGGTGAGCGATGAGATTGACGCCTTCGCTTGGGGGCCGCGCTCATGAGGTCCATGGACCATGCCATCCGCAACGAGGTGCTCGCTCGCCTCGAGCAGCAGTTCGGCCTCAAGCGCGTCGGTGGCACCAACTACATGCGCAAGAAGAACTCGATATCTGCCGGCCAAAACTCGTCGCACTTGTTGCAGCGCTTCTCCGGCGTGTCGAACGCTGGGTGCTGGTGGTGGTGCATCGCTGCGTTATGCTCTGCCCCGCCTTCCTTCGGTTGATTCACTTGCATGGTGCTTCTCCTTGGGTTTGGTCAGGCCCTGGTGAGTTGCCGCTCCCCGGGGCCTTCTTGTTTCAGCGTGCGATCAGCAGGAACAGGTCCGGCAGGTGGTTCGCTGCTGTCAGCAGTGCGGCCAGGCCGCCGCCGATCCAGCCGCTCATGGCCAACCGGGCCTTCAGGCTGAGGCTGGATTCGTCATCGTCGTAGTGCTGCATGGTGCTTCTCCTTGGGTTGGGCCGGTTGCCGCCGGCGGTTGGCTGAAGCTGGACACTTCAGTTCGTATCGATCGGAAAGCAGTGCGAATGCCGCTGCTGCCACGTGTGGATCCTGTCCATTGCCAACGGCTCTAATGCGGTCCACCTGATAGGCCACGTCGTCAGCCACTCGCACCAGTCCGGGTTCAGTCGCCCGTAAAACCCCTTTGTGGTCGGCGGCGTGCTCAACGCGACGATCACCGGAAGGTCGGGTGAAATGCCCAAGCGCCGCTTGAAGTAGTCCAGGTTGGAGGTCCACTGCTCTCCGTCGGAAGCCTTGAGCGTCGGCCACAATCCATACCCTTTCGCGGGCCTGGTCGCCGCCAAGGTCGGCAGTTCCCAGCACTCCCCATCGTGCATCGAACCCCATCGAGGCCAAGTCACCGAGCACGACGTCAATTCCTCGAACAAGGAGCGCTGCGACGTTTTCCACGTACGCGTATCGCGGTTGAACCTCGCGAATGATCCTGGCCATTTCTTTCCACTGGCCGCTGCGCTCGCCCTGGATACCTTTCTTTTCACCGCTGTTGCTGATGTCTTGGCAGGGAAACCCGCCCGAAACCACGTCAACAATTCCGCGCCACGGCTTTCCGTCAAAACTGCGCACCTCAGACCAAATCGGGAAAGCTGGCAGGGCTCCATCGTTCTGTCGTTGCGCCAGAACTTGTGCTCCGTAGGCATCACGCTCAACGGCGCAGACGGTGCGCCATCTCAGGAGGTGGCCACCGAGAATTCCTCCACCAGCGCCCGCGAAAAGAGCCAGCTCATTCACGCTTACCTCCGCTCTGGTCAGGGTTCTGAAAGATCCAGCACTTCACCGTGGGGCAGCGTGCGGACATGGCGTTGTTGCGGGCGTTGAAGGCCGCGCGGACGGCGCTGTCGACGGCGCGGTTTTTCTCGATGAATTTGCGGCTGCGGCTGTTGGGCAGCAGGTTGCGCAGCGTGCCGATGTCGGCGAGCTTCTGTTTGTGCTCGGCGGCTCGCTCGCAGAACTCGTTGAGGTTGATGGCGATCAGGTCCGGCTTCTTGCTGTGGTCCACCACCGAGTCATCGCTCAAGCCTTGCAGGTAATCGAACACCTCCCAGAACTCGGCCACTTCGACCGGATCGGAATTGACGGCGTTCTGCCGGGCCAGGGCCATGGCGGTGAGTTCGCGCTGAGCGGCGGCGTGCTGGCGATCGGTGAGGTTGACCACCAGGCGCAGCGCGTCGACCAGCGCGAGAAGCTGGGCGTGGTTCTTGATGATTCGCTCGATGCGGATCTCTTTCAGCTCGCGCAGCGCCTGTTCGTGCAGCTTCACCTGCTCGCGGAAGGTCTCCATGATCTTTTGCTCGCCCTTCGCGGCCATCAGCAGGAAGTGGCTCACGTCCATCGCGCTCAGATGATTGAGGTTGTCCGCAGCGGCACGGCTGGCACTGGTGACGTCCGGCCGCACGAAGTGCAACTTCACAATCCGGGTCAGGATCGCCTCGCTCGCCGCCACGGTGGCGTTCTGGCTGATCACGATCGCGCCGCGGAACGGGGGCTCATAGGTTTCGTTGCCGGCGGTCTTCACGCCGGTCACGCCCAGGGTGCCGCCGTTGAACAGCGGCTTGAGCTCATCCCAGTCGTAGGCCTTGGCGGCGGTGCGGTCGGTGTCGCTGCGGTCGGCCTCGAGCAGTACCAGCGGCATGCCGGATACCTGCCCCATCCAGCGGCGCAGGCCCGCCTTGGACATTTTCGAGGGGTCTTTGCCCTCCTCGTCCGGACGGCCCAGCAGCTTCCAGAGGAACATCAGCAGGGTCGACTTACCGGCGCCGGCCTCGCCGGTCACCTCCAGGAACGGAAACGACTGGTATTCCGCGCGGATCTGCTCGGCGAACAGCGAGCCGAACCAGTAGGCCAGCGCGACGATGCCCTGGGCACCGAAACAGGTCCACAGCCAGTCGAGCCACTCGGCGCGGTAGCCCTCGTCGGTACGGGCGATTTCCAGGCGGATCGACTTCTGCAGCGTTTTCAGCCGCAGCTGCTTGAACTCGAAATAGTCCTCGCTGTTTGCCTTCTCGACCACGCCACCGCGCACGGCCAAGTCGCCGAACACATAGCAGCCGTGCTCCTTGCTGTAGCCGATGTAATCGATGGTCTTGACGGTCTTCAACCCGTAGAGCTGATCCTTCATGATCTTGTCGAGCTGGCTGCCGCTGCCGGTGAACACCGCGCCTGCGGCCATGCCGAGCAGGCGCTTTTTGAACTCAGCCGCCGCCGCCACCTGGCCACCGGTGAAGGTGTTGCGCACGGTGGGTTCATCGTGCGGGAAGTCGACGCGGAAGTAGTACCAGGCCTCGTCCGTCACCTCGTTGCGCTGGAAATACAGCGCCTTGGGGTAGCAGTTGGCGATTTCGATCACGCTGCCGGACTGCTGCAGCGCCTTCTCACGCATTTGCCGATCGTTGAGCAGCTGATCGTCGTGGTCGTCGCTGCCCTCGAGGTCCTGCATGGCGCGGTTGAATTTCTCCAGATCCAGCTTGAACCAGTACATCCGGTTGCCGAAGCCCAGGTGGAATTCGCCCCGTTTGTTCCAGTCGTACATCAGCAGCGCCTTCTCGGCGGCGCTCTCGGCAATCAACAGCGCGCCCTGGTAGCGGGCTGCCTTGATGTCGGCCTCGATCTGGCCGGCGCGCTTGTCCTCGTCCAGGAACATCCAGCGTTGATGCAAGTCGTTCCAGTCCACCTTGCGATCGCCCTGTGGGATCTGCGCGGCCTCACAGGTGATGAAGCCCAGCTCTTTGGCCATCTTCACCCAGCGGCGGGTGTAGCGATGCGCGCCCGGCTCGTTGTCCAGTGCCCACACCAGCTTCGGCAGCTTCTGCCCGGCGTCCGCGCAGGCCTTCGCCAGCGCTTTGAGGGATTCGGCCGGGAACGCATTGCTGCTCATGGCCGATACGGCATCGATGTCGTGATGCAGCAAGGCAATGGCGTCGAAGATGCCCTCGACGATCCACAGCTCGCGCACCTGGAGCAGATCGAGGCTCGGCGGGCACCACCAGTAGCCCTTCATGGACTGACCAGGGGCGAATCGCGCTTTCTGCTTGCCGAACCGGTGCGGCCGGTCGATCAGCCGTTCCCAGTAGCCGCCCTTTTCCAGCGGGAAGCGCACCGTGGCTGAGCCGATGTTCTGGTGGCGGTCGAAGTAGTGTTCCTGCGTGTACCAGCCCTTGATCAGCTCCAGGTGGAAGCCGCGGGCGCCCTGCAGATAGCTGTTGGCCGTGGCGGTCGGTTCCTGCTCGGTCGCCGGCGCGCGCTTGCTCCAGTCGTCGAACAGGTCGTCGAACAGTTCCTTCACGTGCCACTGCTGCCCGCACTTGCTCTCCCGACCGCACTTGATGAACCAAGGCTCGTCGTAGCGGCTAAACAGCTCGCGCTTGTTGCAGCTGGGGCACTCGCCCTACCGCCAAGCCGGGCGGCCCGATGGCCTCGGCAGCATCTGCAAGGCCTGCTACGCGGAAACCCCTAGCGTGATAAATCGCAACGCCGGCAAGAAGAAGCGGGCTGATGTGGCTTCGCCTTGGGAGCTGCTGTTCCAGGATGAGGTGCCCTATGTCCGTTGAAATCCGTACTCGCTTCACCGGCATGACCTACGTGGCCACCGTGCGCGGCGAGAAGCGCACCGCCAGCAACACCATCGGCGCCCGCCACGCTGCTGACGCGCTGGCCCGCAAGCTGGAATTGGACCCAGCACTGCTACGCGAAACCCAGCGGGATCTGCTGCGCAGTGGGGTGGAGTTGTTTGTTCATCCGGGGGAGGTGAGCCGTGGCTGATGACTATATCTACGACGTGATCCACCTCTCCAGAGAAAACGACCGCAGCCTGATCTGCCGCTGCCCACACTGCCAGGACGTCATCGGAATCGACGGCGATGACCTGGATGACGTCTACGGCGAGCAGTACCAGTACCGCTGCAGCGGCTGGTTCCAAATCAGTGACGATGCCCGGATGCTGCGGGGCGCGCTACCGGCGAACAAGGGGATTCCGGGATGAACCTGCTCCGCTACCTATCCAACCCCGCCGGCATCACCGCCGCCGAGCTGGCCGCGCGCACGGGCGCATCAGTGGTTCGGGTCCGTGCCGAGCTGGTCGCGCTGGAAGCAGCCGGCAAGGCAGTGCGCGAGCGGGCAGCGGTCGGCCAACCGCACCGCTGGTGGCGTGTCGGCGCCAGGCCGCTGGGCAAGCTGGACGTGCTATTAGCCATGATCCTCGCTGCGCGGCTGCATCCCAGTGCCGGCCGGCTGCGCGGGGTTTTCGACCGGCTCGCGCATCGCTCGGCCGATCCGGCTGTCAGCCAGATCCTGGCTCAAGCACGGCGCAGCCACGCACCGCATCAGGTGGCTGAAATGGCGCTGCAGTTCTACTGCGAGGCGGAGGCGGGGCATGGCTGACGATGGCCGCCAGCAGCGGCTCGAATGCGAGGCCAGAACCTGGCTTCGCAAGGGCTACGTCACAGCCGACAAGATCACTGAGCTCAGCGCGATTATCGCCAAGCACCGAGGCGCCACCAGCGCTGCGCACCTGGTGGAAGAAATGCGCCGCCAGTGGCGCCGCCGCGCGGAGTGGCTCACCTAGAAATCAACCCAACCAATTCGAGGCCCCGCAGCGGGCCTCGCGCGCTGCGGGGAAATAGACTCTCCGCGGTTTCCGCGAGATCAATCTATGACCATGCATGAAGGTGTCGAGGTGCGCGGCAATTCGCTCCGCATCTATTTCCGCTACCAGGGCGAGCTGTGCCGTGAGCCCATCGTGGGGGACGCGACCCCCGCTAACATTGAGCAGGCCAGCCGCTTGGCCGGGCTGATCCGGCACGAAATCAAGCACGGGACGTTCAGCTATGCCCGGCATTTCCCAGACTCGGCGAAGGTGAGAGCCAACACGTTCGGCCACTTCATCGATCTCTGGCTGAATATCAAGCGCAACGAAATAGCCCCGTCCGGGTTCCGGGTGTACGAGGGGCGTGCAGATTTGCATATCCGGCCGAAGTGGGGCCATCGGCAGGCCGACCAGATCGACCACCTAGACCTGCAGGAGTGGGTGCAGGCGGAGCTGATGCCGAAGCTCCACAACAAGACTGTCAACGAGATCATCGCTCTGGTGCGGCAGATCTTCCGGTTGTACCGGATGCGCAACCGGATGGCGCACGACCCAACCGAGGGGCTGCGGGTGCGGGTGCCCGATCGGGACGATCCGGATCCGTTCGATCGAAAGGAGATAGACGCCATCTTGACGGCGCAGACCGAGCGCGAGCAGGAGCGCAACCTGGCGCAGTTCATGATCTGGGCGGGACCGCGGGTATCGGAGGCAATTTCGCTGGCCTGGGAAGATGTGGTCGACCTGGACAAGGGCATCGTGCGCTTTCAGCGTTCCCAGGTGCGCGGCCACTATAAGGTCACGAAGACGCGGCGCTCGGTGCGCGAGGTGAAGCTGCTGCGGCCGGCACGCGAGGCGCTGCAGGCGCAGGCCGAACTGACCCGCGATCTGGAGCCGGTACTGGTGGATGTCACCGAGCGGGACAACAAGACGGTGCGCGTGCGCAAGCTGCGCTTCGTGTTCCACAACTCCAGTACGGGCGCTGCGCACACCAGCTCGGACATGCTGCTCAAGGGCTTCTGGCGACCGCATCTCAAAGCGGCCGGGGTGCGCTTTCGCGGGCCGAATAACTGCCGGCACACCTTCGCCAGCCAGCTGCTCACCACCGGCGCGGTGCCGCTGGAGTGGATCGCCGACCAGATGGGCCACACGTCTACCGACATGATCCGCAAGCACTACGGCAAGTGGATCAACGACGACGGGCCGGACATGGTCGGAATCCTCGAGCACGCGCTGAAGCTCTGATCCCAGCGAAACCAACCAAGGCGGCCTGCGAGCCGCCTTTTTCATGCCTTGGCGGCGGCACTTTGCCGGGCAGTGTTCCCAAAATGAACCCAAGCGGGGCGGAGTAAACGCTAACGGCCAATGAAATCAATGCTTTAGGTTATTTCTCTGGAGAGTTCGAGTCTCTCCGTCCGCACCATTACATGTTTCTTCCCGCCTCGGCGTGGTGGAATCCTTCAAGGCCCCGTAAAGGGGCCTTTTCGTATCTATTCTCAGCCATCAACGAGATACCTCGGCTCCTTCTTTGATTTAGGTCTCTCGACTGTGCTGCCTAGCGCCACGGCAAAGCACCTTGGAGTTGCCGTTCGTCTCAGTTCGACTACTGCAGCCCGAATGCTCGCATACCTGTAACCGATGTCAGATTGCTTGGCCTCGGTGCTCCTGGCTGCTTGCGTCAGCTGGCAGATAATGAGGGGCAGCAAGCCGTGACTGGAGCCGTTGCACGAAGGCTCGCGCCTCGGATTCGCTGCGAAATTTCACCTTGTTGCGATCCATGAGCACTTCCCACGCGTCTCCTTCGATCGACGATAGCGGTCGGACTTGAATATCCAT